AAATAAAAACATACCCGAAAATGATAAATGTATAATATGTAAAAATTATATTACAATATCAGATATACAAAACAATAATTTTGAATTATCAATAACAAAAAGAAAAACAAAAGTATATGCACATAAAACTTGTATTGAAAGGAGTAATAAAAAATGGAGTTAGAAATAGAAGATAAACTACAAGAAATATATAAACATATTGAAATTGAAGTTGAATATATAGACTTGCGAAAATATCAAATAAATGTTAAAATAAAAATAGAAGATCAAGAATACGAAAAAGAAATAATATATATATGGGACGCATATTATACATTTGATGTAAACATAGGAACAATATGTAATCAGATTGACAATTATATTTTAAAGATATTTAGAAAGGAGAATAAATATTATGAATAAAAATGAATTTATACCAACAATAGCACCATTAGTAGTAGCAGAAAATCAAAGACGAGGAAATCCTTTATTTTCATCAGTAGTAATCGCACAAGCAATATGCGAAAGTGGTTGGGGACAAAGTAAAATAATGATGAAAGCAAATGCAATTTTTGGAATAAAAGCGACATCAAGCTGGAAAGGAAAAGTATATAACGCAAATACACAAGAGTGTTACGACGGAAGCACATACACAAAGATTACAGCTTGTTTTAGAGCATATAACAGTTTAGCAGAAAGCATATCAGATTATTTCGATTTAATAACAAAACTAGAAAGATATAGAAAAGCTTGCGTATCAAATAGTCCGTTAGAATGTATAACAGCTATAAAAAATGGCGGATATGCTACAAGTCCGACGTATATAAATACTATAATGTCAATAATCAATAGTAATAATTTAACTAAATATGATGTTGTGGAAGATGTGGAAAACTCTGTTGATAATTCAAAAAGTATAGAAGAATTAGCAAAAGAGGTAATAGCTGGAAAATATGGAAACGGCGAAGAAAGAAAGCAAAAACTAGGTAATTTATATAATGAAGTACAAAAAAAAGTAAACGAAATATTGAATGTAAATACAAATAGCGAAAAAATTTATATTGTAAAAAAAGGCGATTGTTTATGTAATATTGCTAAAAAATTTAATACAACAGTAGAAAAAATAGCAAAAGATAATAATATAACAAATGTTAATTTAATATATGTAAATCAAAAATTAATAATAAGGTAGTGAGAATATGGCAGAATATACAACAAGATATAGCCCTATGCACATTGATTGTACAGTAGGTCAGCCATACGGTAATATTTCAAGTAGTTATAGTTGCGGTTTTCATACTGGAGTAGATTTTCCGCAAAGTGGTGTAGCAGTACAAAACCCTGATTTATATAGTATAACAGATGACGGAGAGGTAGTATATGTATATAAACAAAGTACGGGAACATCGCCAGCGTTAGGAAATCAAGTTCAAATTTTAGATCATAGAACGGGACTTTATTATAGATATTGTCATATGTTATATGGAAGTGTAAATTTGAATGTAGGAGATAGAGTAAACTCAAATACAATTATAGGTAAAATGGGAAATACAGGAAATTCAACAGGTACACATTTACATCTAGAAGCAAGCACAACACAGGCTTGGCAATGTAGCTCATTTGTAGATCCTTGTCAACCTTTAGGTTTTCCAAATGTAAGGGGTACAATAGTTAAATATGACGGAACAACGCCACCTACTCCACCAGTACCACCCGTTATAAGAAAACGCAAAAAATTTCCTTGGGCTGTATTTACAAAAACAATAAGAAATAGACGAACATTTTTTTAAAAATGTTCGTTTTTATTATTGACATTTTTTTAATTTTGTGCTTATATAATATTATAAGACAAAAGAAAGGAGAGAAGTAATATGGATATTGCGACTCTTTTAGGCAGTTACGCATTTCCCGTTGTTGCATGTATAGTAATGGCAATTTATGTAAAAGAAATTACACAAAACAACAGAGAAGATACAAAAGCATTAAATGAACAACACACCAAGGAAATGAACGCTTTTAAAGATGAAATCAAAGAGGCATTGAACAATAACACAATAGCACTTACAAAATTATGTGAACGTTTGGAAAGAGAGGAGGGAAAACAATGAAATTAAGTAAAGAAGAATTAAAGAAAAAGATTGATGAAAAAATATCAGATGACGACTTAAAAATTGAATTGTTAGAAGATATTGAAGATTCAATCGATGTTTCAGAAGATGAAACAGAAAAAGTCGAAAAAACTGCATACGACGAAGTTGTTGCAGAACGTGACGAAATAAAAAGAAAGTACAAAGAAAGATTCTTAAAAGGCGACGACAAACCAGACGAAGACGCCGAAGATGACGAAGAATTAAAAGAAGAAGAAGTCATCGACGTAAAAGAAATATAATATTATGAAAATATTATAATATTATTATAACTTTTGCAAAAATTTTCAAAAAATAATAAAATAATAGGAGGTTTTAAAATTATGGCTACAAAAGGAACTATATCAGCAAAAACAAGTGCTGAATTATTAAGTTATATTATAAATGTAACGCCAGAATTAAAAGGCGAAATCGATTTGCCTGTTCAAGGTCAATCAATAGCACCAATAGGCAAAATCATAATAAACAATCAAAGATACAGAAATGCTTTTATTAATACTGTAAATTTAATTGGTCTTACAGTAATAAAAAGAAATGGCTGGGACAACCCATGGAATTTTACAAAGAGAGGAACTTTACGTTATGGTCAACAAATAAGAGAATTAATAAATGACTTATGCAATGTATATGACTATAACGAAAACTTTTCAAATAAAGAAAGATTTTTAGAAACAGTTGTTCCAAATGTATTTAATTATATACATGAAATAAATTTTCAAAAATTTTATCAAACAACAACATCTGATTCACAACTTGCAATGGCTTTTGATAGTGAAGACAGTTTATTCGACTTTATCGACAATGCAATTGCAATGTTATATGAATCATTAAAATATGACACATATATTGTTGATAAATATATGTTATGTAGAAGAATTTTAGACGGAACAATGACATCTGTAAAAATCAATGATTATGCAACATTAACACCAAGACAAAGAGTAAGTGCATTAAAATCTATTTCAAACAAGATGACATTTAGAAGTCCAAACTATAACCCTGCGGGCGTTAGACGTGCAACATCATTTGACGACCAAATAATGATAATTAATACAGATTTTGAGGCAGATTTTTCAACAGAAGTTCTTGCAACTTCATATTTTAGAGATGAAGCCGACATGAAATCAAGATTAGTTTTAATTGACGGATTCAATTCACATGATACAAACAGACTAACAGAATTATTGGGAAGTGCATTTGTCAACTTTACTGCTGACGAATTAACACAACTTGCAACAATTCCTGCTGTTTTAATATCACGTGAATGGTTTATGGATTATGACTATGCATTAGACACAGAGTCAGGAGAAAAACAAACAGAATTTTACAACCCAACAACTCTTGAAAATAATCACTTTTTACACGCATGGAGAGTTTTCTCAACATCTCCATTTGAAAATGGTGCTGTATTTACAAGTGAAACACCTGCTGTATCAAGTGTAAGTGTAAGCCCTGCAACTGCAACAGTAAGCAAAGGACAAACACTTCAATTAAATGCGACAGTTGTAACAACAGGATTCGCAAATAAGGCTGTTGGTTGGGCTGTTGATAGTACTGCTGAAGCTGACGGTGTAACAATTTCAAGTAATGGAATTTTAAATGTTCCAGCAAATGCAACAGTTGAATCAATAACAGTAACAGCACAATCAATATATGATAGTACAAAAAAAGGAACAGCAACAATTACAGTTGCGTAAACCTATTTAAAAAGGTGCAACAAATAAACGTTGCACCTTATTTTTTAGAAAGGAGAAAAGCAATGCAAAAAAAATTAATAAACAGTCAAATTTCAAATTTCAAAACTTATGAAATGTTTAAAAGACAATTATTGACGCTTGCAGAAAATGTTTTTGAATTTAAAAATATGCCGTCTTTTATTGATACTGCATATCTTAATAAACAATTATTGCGTAAGGGTGCAATTGCATTTTTTAAAGATGAAGTCATGGGGCTTTTAGCGTTACCTTTTACAAACGTTGGAAATTTAGATGTTTACGGAAGACCGACAGCAATTCAAGTTATTGCACGAAATGGATATACAAGAACATTAAAACAAGACGAATTTATAATAATGTATGACAATAACGGACGTTATCCATTATGGCTTGATATTTTGCAATATGCTGAAAGATTATCGCAAGCAACAAGAACAATTGACATAAATATTGCACAGCAAAAAACACCAAGATTTTGGAAAACAAAAGCAGAACAGGAAAAGTCAATTCGTGATATTGTAAACAACGTTGACGGTTACGAAAATATTGTTCTAACTTATAAAGACGTCGACCTTGACGACACAACCCTTGTTTTAGAGCCTGCACCATACGTTGCAGATAAAATTGGACTTGACAAAGATAAAATATACAATGAATTTTTACGTCTTATCGGTATTGCAAATTTATCTTATCAGAAAAAAGAAAGAAATATAAAAGATGAAATTTCGGCAATGCAAGGCGGAACGGTTGCAAGTAGGTATAGTCGTTTTGAACCTAGACAAAAAGCAATTGACCTTATAAACAAAAAGTTTGAACAAAATATTGAAGTACAATATTATGACGGAATTCCAACAACAGAAAGAGAACTTGAACAATTTGACGAAACAGAAGAATTTGAAGACGAGGGAGGCGACGAAATATGATATTTCCTTATATAGATAATAACTATTTTTTATTATTCCCACCACTTCCACCAAATTGCAGTAAACCACCGACAATTTATACAATTTTGGAATCAATAGTCAATCCCGATGTTGACTTAAACGAATCAGCACCAGAAGTGAAAATAAAAGATTTAGCAAAAGAAGGCAGAGGAACAATATTCAATTTTGATTATCCTTTGACAGATAAAATAAGTAAAGAAAAATTTGAATGTATGATTTTAAATCATTTCTTAATGCGTCGAATTGGTTTTGAAACTGTGACAGCTTTTCGCATTCAACTAAATGTAAAATTAAATGAAATTATGCCATTATACAATAAAATGTTTGACGCATTGGAAAATTGGGAAATATTTAACGACGGAGAAGTTACTACTAGAATTGGAACATATAATACAACAACACAAAATACAAATAATACAAGTAATAGTCTAACAAATCAAAGTACAACATCTACAACAGATGTTTCAGATAGAAGAAACAGCGAATTGCCTCAAAATCAGCTTGAAGATTTACGAAACGGTAGTTATGTTACAAATTATAATTATGATACAAATACAAATAATGGGCAAGATAATTCTACATCACAAGGAACATCACAAGCAACAAATAATGGTACAGATAATAAACAATATAACGAAACAATAACAAGAACGCCAGCCGACAAAATAGCAATTCTAAAAGAAATGCAAGAAAATATAAAATCAATATATACTATGATATTTAAAGACCTTGAATGTCTTTTCTATCAATTAGTATAAGAAAGAGAGGAATAAAAATGTCAGATAATATAAATTTTGATTATAAAAATTTAAGTCCTTTTAAATGGTTTGTTTTAGAGAATTTTCCATTTATTGAGGCAGATTTCGACGCACTTACAGAGTGGCAATTATTTTGTAAATTAGGAAAAGAAATAAATAAAATAATTGATAGTCAAAATATAGTCGGAGAACAAGCAGAAATATTAACTAATGCTTTTAATGAATTACAAAATTATGTAAATAACTATTTTAATAATTTAGATGTTCAAAATGAAATAAATAATAAATTAAATGAAATGGCTCAAAGTGGAGAACTAGACCAAATAGTAGGTAAATATATAACAAGTGATATACAACCTCAAATTGATAATATAAAAAATGAAATTACAGAAATAAAAAATAGAGAAATAATAATAGTAGGAGATAGTTATTTAGCAGGTCAAAGTTTAGATAATCCAGCTACTGAAAATTATGGTTATTTATTAATGCAAAAATTGGGTTTTTCATCAGATAAATTTCATATTTGGGCAGAAGGTGGAAGCTCATTTGTAACTGCTGGAAATCAAAATCACACTTGGCAAACTTTAATTCAATCAAAATTAAATACTATAATACCTAATAATATAACTGAAATTTATTTTATTGGTGGTTATAATGATGTTACTGCAAATTCACCTCAAGTTATTGAAAACGCAATGAAAAATTGTATTGATTATGCACATAGTGTTTTACCTAATGCAAAAGTTTTTGTTTGTTTAATTGGTAATAATGCTTCTACATTAGACGCACAAATAGCAAATAGAAATTTATTAAAGAATAGAATATATAATGTATATAAAAATTGTACTAAATATAATGCTATTTTTATCCCAAAAGGACAATTACCTTTACAAAATTATACTTTATTTGAAGATAATGAAACAGCAGTACACCCAAATAAACAAGGACATATAAATCTAGCTAATTGGCTTTATGAACTAATTGAGTATGGAGATAGTGACTATACAGACATTCAAAATGCTGTAAATGGAACTTTACCAGAAACAATAGGAACTGGACAATTTATTTTTAGAGAAGAAATACGAAATAATAATGTTTATTTTTATCCTTATGGAAATATATTGTTAACAAATCCAATAACTAATAAAAAAAGACGGAGATATTGATTTCGGAGAGCAACCTTTATTGAATTTTATGCGATATATAAATACTGGAAATGGAAATAATCAAAGTAGTTTTACAAATATTCAAGGAATTATAAATACTGTATCAAATGAAGTAATACCAATGCAAGTTAATTTTAGAGTAAATCCAAATAATCATTTAGTAATGACATATTATATAAATGATAACACAGAAAGTGTAAAAAGAATTATATTTAATTGGGAAAAATTTGTTACTAGTGTGTTTGGTTGTTAAAAAAGAGAGGTAAAAACCTCTCTTTTTATTTATACTATTGAATTATTCAAACTATAATTTCCTACATTTGCGTGATTATGCCAAATTGTTACACCTTTTCTACAAGCATTATTTATAATATCCATATATTTACTTGGTACTTCGCCGTATCCTATTTCTTCGCTAGATCCAATTTCTACATAGTTCCAATATCTACGACCAGTTATATTCGGCATTTCTAAACTTTTTATTGCATAACCAAAACGAGTAAAGTAATCGTCTATTATTTTTAAATATTCTGTTTTCACTCTCATATGATGTATTGAAAATGTGTTTTTTCTTGCTGAAAAATTTACATCTCCTGTATTATTTCCTCCTTGAATAGAAGGTAATAAACTAGCTTGATAAAATTGGCCAATAATATTAGCAATATTTCCTGCTACTGATGGAACATTACCCGTTGCTATTCCTACACCTGTACTAACAACTTGACTTCCTATATTTACACCATTTGATACAAGCCAATTTGTAAATGCATCACTACTCCATGAACACGTAGGAAATTTAGCAAGAGGTAAACTTTCATCGTAATTTTTGTCTATATTTTTATAATTACGAGGTACTAAACGAACAGATCCTCCAACGCTAACACTACCTTCAACTGTTAATAAAGGATTTTCTCCGTAAAAATCTTCATATTTATAAATATTATAATTTCCTACATTATTTGAAATAAGCATATAGTTATACGGATATACGAAAACTTTATTATTTTTTGGATTATAATCTTTAAAATTTTTTATTATATTAAATGTGCTACCAACTTCCACAATGTCATCAGTACTATTCAATAATTTAAATTTATAATTTCCAAATGTAGAGGATTTATTATAATTAGTTGTACCTATATTGTCACAAATCCATTTTGGTAAAATATAAAAATTTTTTATACTATCTATTTTACTTGAATTATTTACATCTGCTAAAAAATTATTTATTTCAGGTATTCCAACACTACCTGGATATACATCAAATAAAAATATCCAGTTTCCGTTTAAAATTCCATTTATTTTATTTACTCCTACAAAATCTTTGTTAGTAATTGGATTATATGTTCCTTCAATTACAAAATAATAATCGTTATTATCTTCCCCAAAAGTCAAATATTCTTCAAAATCTTCTTCTATAACTTCCCCTACATCTAAATTTTCGGGTATTGTATGTAATCCTATTGTATCATTGTTTACATGTTGTCTATTTATAAAACAAGTCTTTTTTTGCCATTTATCAAACCAAGTCGACCAAGCGTCAATTGTAAATGTTATTTCTGTATTTTTATCGCCTTTGTATATTACATCATCTATCCAAGCAAAAAACCATTTATTACTATAATCGGGATTTTGAAAAGCTATATAATTTGCTTGTAAACATTGTGAGTATGTAAATCCAGCCATTATACTTCCCGTTGGGCGTAAAAATGAGTAATTATCAGCTTGAGCAACTAAATTAGCTTGACATAATTCTAGCATTTGTGCTTCACTATACGAAAGTACATTTGTATATTGTCTGTCAATATGTATATTTTTTACTAATAAAATTTTACTATTCATTTTTTATCTCCTTATTTGAAAATCTATAACTTGTTTAAAATCTGTTCCGCACATATCACTTGAATAAAATATTTTGTTTTCTTTGAACGTCATAAACAAGTTACGAAGTTTGTCATTTTTAATTGATATATTATATATATCCCTTTGCCAGTATCTCGATACTTTTATTATATCAGAAAATACAATTATTTTATTTGAAAATTCTTTATAATATGGACGTATAAACCATATCGGGCTATTTTTTGTTTTTCTGTCTACTAAATATTCACATAAAAATTTGAAACTTTGATATTGAAATCCAAAACGATATAATACATTATATTCTTTATAACTTTTTGGCAAATGCGGTTGTGGGCGTGTTTCCCAAGCTCCCGTATTTATCATTTTTGCGTTTGTTCCTATTGTTCCAGATGTTTGACCAGTTGACATACAATATTCTAATGCAATTTTTATAGGCGGATTATCTTCGACAACGTCTTGTAATTCTTTTACTACTATTGTACCTTGTTTTTGTGAACTTATTAAACTATGCAAGCCCCAGTCATTTATATAAGGACATACCCTTGATATTGTATTACCTACAAGCCATAATCTAGTTGTAAGTCTTTTTCTATCTACCGTAGCGTAAAAATTCATTAATTTATTACTTTCATTAGGTAGATATGTACTACGGCTCATAAATTCTTCAAATATTATATCTTCTACATCTAAATAACTTGCACCAGCGTAATTCTGTTCTGTTGATAATGCTACTACATAGCCTATTTTTTCAAATCTTTTTGTTTTACCCGTTTCATTATCATATACAGATAAATATAAATTTTTTCTATATAATGTAATACAATTATATTTTCCGTTTGTTAATTTTGCTACATCTACATCTTGAAAATATTGTTCTATTTTCTCTGATGTTATTTCCTCGCGTAATCTACGCATTAAAATAAATCTTTTTCCAGTTTTTAAATATTTTTCTACGGCTTTTTTATGTTTTACTTGATAGCTCTTTCCATTGGAACGCTCGCCGTAAATCAAATTAAATCTTGCACCGTATCGCGTCTATTTTGTCTAAATTATAATGGATAACTTTTTTATTAGCCATTGTCTTTCTCCTCATCATCGTTCTTTATATATAATTTTGCTACTTCGCTTTCTATTTCTTCCCTTACTATTTTTGCGTTTTTCTTTGTTGTTCTGTTTGTCAATAAATTAGTTCTATTTATTTTTTTCTTTTCACAAATACCGCGATATAGTTATCTTTGAAAATTTTTTTATAAATTCTAAATCTTCCATTTTTCACTCCTTATATTTTGATCTTTTACTTGAATTATCAGAAATTAAATCAGCATAATCTAGCGCTTTACCTAAAATGTATGTTGTTGGTACAATACAGCAACCGGCTTTTGTCTTCTACTGTATATTCGTTTCCTTGATAATCTATTATAGTACATTTTTCTTGATTTTCGCAATACATTAGCAAATTTTTATTTGTATATTTAAAGTCAAATACAAAATTGTCTTTAAATTCAGATAAATTTTTTAATCCTAACGCTCCGCTTTTTGGTACTCCCGCTACTGTTATTTCTAATACTTTTGCTTTTTTTCCTTTTATTTCTTGTACATTTGTATCTTCTTTTATTTTTTCTTTATCTATCCATTTTGTATATGCGTATTTTTTAGCCCCTTGCGTTATAAATTCGTCGTATTTTCCGTCATTATCAAACACACCTAATATATGTTTTTCTCCTTTACTATCTTTTGGACTAAACTTTTCGTATGGTATTTCTAGTAATTTACTAACATATTTTAATTTATTTATAACAAATTTATTATAATCTTCTATAACTTTTTTGTTATAACCCTCTTTTAATTTCATAGAGTCCGTATCACAATATACTACATATTCATCTAGTTTTATTACATTTTTTAATAAATTAGAACGTGCAAAAGCTGTAACCCAAACACCATAAGCAAAAGATAAAAAAGCTTTTTTCTTTTCTTCGTTTAATTTTTTTATTATTTCTGTATTTTTTAGTTCTCTTTCTGACCAGTCTAATTCATTATCGTATAACACTTCGTCGCGTATCATATTTGTAACACTCATACCATATAAAGCATTAAATTTATTTTTTTCTTTTGCGTATTCTACTTCCATACCTTCTACGTTTTTATATTTTGTTTTATTTACATATTTTTCTAATACAAATTCAATAAATTGTTTTGGTAGATAATCATATATACTATAATAGCTTTCTTTTATTTCATAACTATCATATTTATACGTATCTAATATAAAATAAAAATCTATATCAGTTAAAGTTATTGTTATGCTTTTAGCTTCAATAATTCTTCCATTATCAAAAACACCGTTTTCAATTCTATTACATTTACTTTGTGAAATAAAATTATTGTAATATTTACATTTTATATTTTTAAATTCTACTACTAATAAGTATGCAAATCTAGATAACATTTGATTTTTATTTTTTATATTACATTTTTGAAATTCAGTAGACGGGAATTGATGTGATACTAATATGTATGGATAACTTGATGTAAAATCCCAGCTTTCTATATTTCTTTGTATCTCATCTGTATAAATCCAGTTTGCGTGTGTATATCCCCCAGCGAAAGCCTCTTGTAATAAATTATATACGTGCGGATTTATATTGATAGATTTTTTTACTTTTCTTTTATAATCCCAGTCATCAGATACAAGATCTTTTAATTCACGTCTAACGTGCCCCGTACTTGTTATTGGTATTTTATCTACTCTTGCGTATGTTTCTAACTCTCTCTTGATATAATGATATACGACCAAACAGTCATACTCGCAATATCCTAATTCTTTTTCTGTTAAAGTTGTTGCCGGCGTTCTTAATAATGTATAATCTAAATCTCCTACTTTCTTTTCTACTGGTAACATAAATATTTTTGGTAGTAACTTTAATGCACAATTTGACATCATATAAGTACAATGTATTTCTATATTAAAATCTTCCATTTCACACTTCATAACCTTATGCATTTTTCGTGCTACTACATTTTTAAATTTAAAAATACTTTTTAAATATTGAAATTCAAATGAAAGATTATGTATAAAAACTATTTTTTTATTACTGTTATAATAATCTAATCGTACTAAAAAGCTTTTTAAATCTTCCCAAGTTCTGCCGTAATAAACTTCATCATTTATAGAAAACATCCATATATACATACAACTTCTAAATTCAGCATCTTTTTGTTCTTCCTCTGTTAATTCTAAATATTTTATTGCTGGTAATATTTTACCATTTAATATTAAATAACTTGATGTTTCTATATCTAACGAATATATAGTATTGTCTACTTTTTTTCTTTCGCCTACTATATCTCCAAAATGATATTGAAATTCTTTAAAATATTTCATTTTTTCTACTTTCTAATAAATTTATAAAATAATTATATTCTTTTTCTTTCATAATTTTTTCTTTTAATAAATTGTTTAATTCGTCTTCGATGTTATAAAGTTCTTCTACTTTTTCTGCTTCCGCGATGTTATCTTCTAAATATGAAAATAATACTTTTGTGTCCCCTTTTTTCTTTCCAGCTATATATTTTATATATATATTTCTTAATTGTTTGATTTCTTTTCCTTTATTATACTGTTGCATTGCCTTCATAGAATTAACAAAATCTGGAAACGTTGGTTTCTTCATCTCTCTATAACTCTCTATAATACCTAATATATTACTACCAGGTATAAAATTATTAGATTTATTTACATCTCTATCCTCAAAAAAGTTAGTTAAAGCTTCTGCCTCTGCGTAGGTTATATCCGAAACATCAGTACTAAATCTTTTTTTTAATGTTTTAATAGCTTTTTGTTTCGCTTTTTTTACTCCTCTTTTTGTTGATATACTACTATTTAAAAATTCTTTTGTTGCTTTTATTGTTGCTTTCATTTGTGTAACTGTCATAGATTTATTGGCTTTAACACGCCCAGAAATAGACCAAGCTTGCAACGGTTCGGTTGCAAGCTTGTCTTTTAAATATTTTGTAGCCCAAGTATCTTTACCAAACTCGCGTTCTAATCTTACTATACGTTGATTAGCTCTTTTACTTAATTTTTTCAATTCGTTAAATAACTCTTGTTCTTCTCGAGTTAGATTCTTCTTTTTAGGCATAATTTATTTCTCCTTTACTACAAAATTAAAATGGTAAATCGTCGTTTGTAGCTTCTTCTTTTTGTTCTGTTTTTTCTTCTTTTTTGCTATTTCCTAATACTGGTACTGCTTTATATGTTTTCCCTTTTTTTGTTTTTACTTCTACTAGTCTTACGCTTTCTACTTCTCCGAAATAATCTACAACGCTTTCTGTAAAGATTTCACTACCACTAGATACTAAGCCGTATTCTTCTGTATCAAAATAATTGATGTTAAAGTTTTTATCGTCTGTTACTATATTACATTTTGCATAACCTGTAATTTTAACTTCTACTCCAATTAAATCTGATAATTTTGTAGCTGTTAAATCTCCTTTCTTTGCCATTTTTTCGAATAATGCATTGTCGCAAGATCCTTTCTTTTCTTTTACTGTTACTTCATACTTTTTACTTTCCATTTTTATTCCTTCTTTCTTGCTATTAGGTTGCAAACCATAAATTAATTTGAAACATACTAGACTTGCACTAGTATTTTATTTTGTTTCTCCCTTAATATGACGCGTCCCAAATATTAAAGGCAAAATATGTAATACTTATTATACTAATGTTTCATATAGTCGAACAGCAAGCCTAATCACTTGCCAGAGAATTGAAACCCTCACTAATACTCAACCTACTTGAATAATCTTTTTTCGGCACTCTTGTATTAACTACTTGTCACTCTGTTATTCTTTCGACAATTATAATATAATACAATTTGTATTAATTGTCAATAGTATTTTGAAATTTATTGAAAATATTTTTTAATACAAATTGTTGTTCGGTTTACAATAATCTATTTGTTATGTTTACTCGTTCATTTGTTTGGGGAATATTTGTTCGGTTTACAATAATCGGAGATACCT